ATAAAGGTGTTCCTGTTGCATCAACTATTTTGTAGTAAGTATACTTGAAATTAACCTCTGCAGTAAAATATCTAATGTCTTCTTGTGTGGCATCAAATTGCAGAGTTGAAAGGTATGATGGGAACATACCATAATAAACTACCTGGGCACTGATTTGATAATTGCTGTTTAGTATTTGAAGAGTTCCATCTGACTCTTCATAGAATCTTCCTTTATTAAATCCAGGAATTGATTCCAATTCTGATTCAGTTCTTAAATCATCATACTGTTCTAAACTGTATGGGAATCCTAAACCTCTCATCCAATTTTGGATTTCCATATAATTTTCAAGATTTTCATCTACTAAGAAACGTAGACTAAAATCTTCAAAATTCATCTTGTCACCTGGAATATCAATGTTCTTTCCAAAACGAGTTTGGATAGCAGATCCTAAAGTGATTGAAGGAATGTTTGCTGAGTTAGCAAAGAAATCAACTTTAGGTGCCTTTTGTAATTTAAATTTGAAACCAACAGGAGATAAAAAATTTCTGTTTCCTGGTTGGTTTGCCCAAGGACTGGTTGCCATTTTTTGAACTATTTATCCCATAAAAAAAGGACCCCCTGAGGGGTCCTTGAAGAGTTGGAAAAGAACTCACATAAGGTTGAGAACTTGTACTCTTCTGTAGTATCTGTTGGTATTCTGTTGGATTCTGCCAAGACCCTGATCGGTACCTTCTGCAAATGGGTTTGCAACCATACCATATCTGGTCTTGAAGCCAATCTTAGGCTGGAAGGTGTCCTGACCAACTGCACGTACCATCTGGAGAGGTACATATGGGCAGTAGAACAGACCAGCATCATAAGGATTGGTTCCCTTATATCCTACAACATAGTACTGCTCAGCAGCTAGGTTTGCGGAATATGGGTCAATGTAGACCTTGAACTTACCATTGAGAACACCAGCAAAGGTATTGCCAGTATCATCAACATTCAGGTTAGCATTGAGTGCAGGGGTGTAATCAAGAAGTCCTGCCATTGTGAGTGCAGAAGCAACATCAGCAGAACAAAGGATTACATTACCCTTCCCTCTTCTTGTTCTTTGAGCGATAGCATTAGCATCTCTCTCAAGTTGGAACAGAAGACCTTTGAACTTCTCAACTGACCATCTACCATTGGAGTCTACATCCAGGTCAAATCTACCTGCATTAGCAACATTGGTTTGTGCACCAGCTTCAGCAACCTTATAGATGGTTCTGATGATCTCTCTGTTGATCTCAGCAAGGATTTCAGTTGAGAGAATGTTTGCTAACTCAGCTTCAGCATCCAGACCATGGATTGCCTTGAGGTCCTGAGCAAGTTCCAGGGTGTACTCAGCCTTGAGTGCTCTTGACTTTGCAGTAACTGAGAGCTTCTCAATGCTGAATGCCATTTGGTTGAACTGATTTCCATCAGCATCACCAAGTGCTTCAGCAGAAGCAGTGCCCATGCCTTGACCAGTCTTGTAGTCAACGCCAAGTGCACCAGCTGAGTTTAGAAGTGCAGGGTTTGAACCAGCTGCATTGCCACCAAGGGCAAATCCAGTTGTACCAAAACCTACAGATGCACCACCATCTGAACCTCCAGTGTAGTCACCTTGGGTTAGGGTTGCACCACTGTTCTGAGCAGAGTATGCAGTATCTGGCTCATTGAACAGAGCTTCAGTACCATTCTGGTTGACATATCTGGTTCTCATTGCAAAGATTAGTCCAGTAGGACCATTCATTGGTTGAACACCAGCCAGATCATATGCAACTAGGTTAGGCATTGATCTTCTGATCAGTGAGATCAGAACAGGATCAAAACCAGCTACAGGTCCACCAGCAGTTGCGTTTCCTGAGAAACCTGCAGCACCTGAACCTGCACCAGGGGTCGCCCCTGATAGGGTGTTGATGTTAGGAGCAGCTTCAGAAATGAAGGCTCTCTCTTCTCTTAAAAATCTTTCTTGGTTTTCTAGCAGTTGGGCGGTAACAGCTCTTTTGTAAGGATCCTTGATTTGATCAAGACCCTCTGCTTCCAGAAGAGGTTGCCACTTTCTCTGCAATTGTTCTGAAAGGAACATTTGCTTTTTCTCCTTGTTAGTCTTGTTAAAGTGTTTGTTTAACTACAAATATTTAGTATAACCTAGAATTCACTTGAATTTAGAAACTGCTCTCAAGTATGCACTCATTTGAGGTGTATAATCCTCAACATTTTCTTGAATGAGCACTTCTTCTCTTGTGGAACCTGTTGCTCTTGGGAAATATGATTCCTTCAGAGTTTCAAGTTTCTCACGATAGTCTGTCTCACTTTCAAACTCAACACCTTCTGCAAGACCTGCAAGTTTTTCCTTCTGAGTTAAAGCTAACCCTTCAGCAACTTCATTAAAAATAGTATCACTTACAGACTCACTTAGTCTTTGATTTAGTAGAACATTTCTTTCGATTTGTTCGTTGAGTTTTGACTCCATTTCATCTAGTCTTTCGACCATACCCTCTAATACATCATATCTATCTTCAGGGATTTCTACATAATGTTCTTCAAAAAGTCCTTTTAGACCAGTCATAAAGGACTCTGAGAGTTCTGACTTGATGCCATTTTCAATTTGAAGAGCATTCTCTTCAATCCATTCTTCTGCAACATACTCAAGGTAGGCATCCACTCTTTGAGTAAGTTCTTGTCTGATTGCGGTAACTTCTTCTACAAGATCATTCTTATACTGCTCTTGCATTACTTCCATGGCAGCAACAAGTTTTGCCTTGACTGCTGCTTCAAAAATAGTTGCTGCTTTTGTAGTGAAAGTTTCTGATAACTCTTCTCCCTCAGTGAGGGCATTGATGTCATCAGTGTAGTCTACTTCTGTATTGATAATGTTTTCAATTTTCTCTTTCAATGAAAGAGTTTCTTCTTCAACTACTTCTTCCTCACCAGCATCTTCGCCTTCTTCTACTTGATCCTCTTCAACTTCTTCTGACTCAAGAACCAGATCCTCCTCTTCTGTTTCTGTCTCTTCATAAGACATAGCAGATTTGTTGGCATGTTGCATTGGGTCAGGACCCTTTGCACCTCTGTGTTGTACATCTCTTACTGCCTTAAGTCTGGCAGCAGGAGTCTTGTACTTGTTTGACTCGTCATCTGGTTTTGAGTTCTGAGGAGTTGGACCTCCCAAATCTTCTACTCCATTAACAAGACCTTCACCTGGGATGGTTGCTTTTTGCATACCTTCGCCTGGTTTAGCACCCTTGTTTACTGAAGTGACAGATTTTTTAGTAGATACTTCCATTTCTTGTAAATCGTTACCGACACTCATTTGTATACTCCGAATAAAAATCTTTGATTTATTCTATATTTATTTATAAATTACAGATTTAACAAATAATCACCAAACAATTGAAGTTTGGCTTTTTCATCCAGTTTTTTCTGTTCTGAAAGTTTTTCAACTTTCTTTTTGGTGTGAGAGGCATTCATTTCTTTAAGAACACCACCATCCCATACCCACTCTTTACCTTCCATGATTCCTTCAACAAAGGCATCGGGCGCGGAAGGATCTGCTACAATGTCTGCAGCAGTTGCAAGCATAAAGTCATCGCCAATATACTTGACACCATTTCTTTCAACCAAAGATCCAATTCCTCTTGAGGAAACACCAAGTTTAACTCCTTCTCCAAGGAGTGACTTAGCAATGTTTCCCATAGGGGTATCAAGGATTTTTGCCTTGCCAATAAAATTATTTCCCTCTGATTTTAAACTTGTAATCATATGAGAAACTCTATCCAGATTTACTGTTGGTCCATCTGGATGTCCAAGTTCTCCAAGAGCTCTACCTTGTTTGATAAAACTTTCATGATATTTTTGAACTTCTCTAGCAAGCACTTCCATTGGATAGCATCTGCCATTTCTATTAGTCACTTCTGCTTGTAGAAATGGACCCTGAATGTACAGGGTTTGCTTTCCATTTTTTTCCTCAGTAATAATTTCTACTGATTCTATTTCTTCCGTGATGAGTTTCATGGTCATGCTTGTGCTGTGGTTTGTACTTCTGAAATGTAAACTCCTGTAGCAGTTCCACCTAATCCATATGCAGCAACCTTAACGCTTCTTGCTACATATGCTCCACTCACACTGGTGATTGGACCAGTGGCAGTAGAGTTAAAACTAACAGTTATGGTGCTATCAGTTTTTCCAATTACTTGGTTATGGTTTGTATTTATTCCTGTAGGAGATGCTCCTACAATGGAAACAAAATCACCAATTATAAAAGGATTTCCGGAATTTTCCCCAAAAGAAACAACAGTTGTTGCTCCAGTAGTTATTCCAGAAATAGTTTGCTTAGCAATTCTTTCCTTTAAAATTTCTGGTTGATATTGAGTAACTGCAAAATCACTAGTTGTTGCAGTTGGATTAGTGCCAATTGCAACAGCAACAGCAGCACCAACTGGAACAATTCTAATTAATCCAGTGTTTAAAGTGATAGATGTGCTTTGAGTAGAAGCTGCACCTGCACTGGTTATTGGTGCCACTGTTTGCACTAGTTTTGTTGCCATAATTAATTACTCTTCCTCTTGGGTAAACATTAGTTGCGCAATTCCTGGTTTCAATTCATCAATAATACCTGAAGATTTTGTATACAAAATCTCTTTAATTTTGTCG